GAATGGGTTGTCAGGTACGGCGATGAGGACTTTAGGCCCATGATCAAGCCGCTGATTGGCCCAAAGCAATCGATGTTCGGTGGCAAGTCACCAGACCTGATGATCATCGAGGACAAAGGATCAGGAATCAGTCTGCGTCAGATGCTGGCCCGCGAAGACATCCTGGCATACCCCTACAATCCTGGCCGCGCGGATAAGCTCCAACGGCTGCACGCGGTCTCGCATTTATTTGCACACGGATTCATTTGGGTGGTAGAATCTGATAAACGGCCTGGGAATCCTCGTTCCTGGGCTGACCCTTTAATCTCGCAGCTGTGCAGCTTTCATGGTGAAGGATCAATAAAGCATGACGACTTTGTGGACTCAACGACTCAAGCACTCCGATTGCTTGCCGATCGCAACAGTCTCTCAGTCACCAGGAAAGCTGAAGACAGAGTTGAACGGGAACATAGGCCGAAGCCTGTGAACCCATACGCGATCTAACCGGAGTATTGAATGGCTGAAAACGAACAAGAATACGGCGAGATGTACGAGGTTGAGGACGACTCCAAGGTCCGTGACACCGATGACGGTGGTGCAATGGTTACGCTTGATGACTCACCAACACCAGCCGACTCAGAGTTTTATGCCAACCTTGCTGAGACAATGCCCAGTTGGGAACTATCGAACCTTGGCTCAGAACTCTGCGACATCTTAGAAAAAGACAAAGAAGCCCGCAAGAAGCGGGATGAACAGTATGAAGAAGGTCTGCGTCGTACAGGCCTTGGTGATGATGCCCCAGGCGGCGCATCGTTTACCGGAGCCAGCAAGGTCGTGCACCCAATGCTGACTCAAGGATGCGTGGACTTCTCAGCCCGCGTCATGAAGGAACTCTTCCCACCTGATGGTCCAGCCAAAGACAAGATCATCGGTGAGCAAACCCTCGAGAAGCAAGAAAAAGCAGAACGTCTTGTCAAGTTCATGAACTGGCAAATGACGGAACAGATGCCTGAGTTTAGGTCTGAGCTTGAGCAGCTGTCCACACAGTTGCCATTGGGCGGCGGTCAATATCTCAAGATCACTTGGGATGCAAACAAGAAGCGGCCAATGCCGCAGTTCGTCGCCATCGACGATGTCTACCTGCCGTTTGCAGCGACTAACTTCTATTCAGCCGAGCGCAAGACTCATGTGCAGTACTTGACGCGCATCGAATATCAGAAGCGTGTTGAGTCTGGCATGTACATGGACGTCGACCTGATGGCCAGTCCGCTGCCACCAACAGAGTCAAAGGCCGAGACGGCCAACAACAAGATTGAAGGCCGAACGACAGACAGCTACAACATCGATGGTCTGCGCACAACTTACGAGTGCTACATCATTCATGACTTCGGTGACGAATACGGCTTGGCTCCATACATCATCAGCTTGGACAAGGCAACTCAGAACGTGCTGTCCATCTATCGCAACTGGGAAGAAGACGACGACACCAAGCAAGAGATGCAGTGGATGGTTGAATTCCCATTTGTGCCCTGGCGTGGTGCTTATCCGATTGGCCTGACACACATGATTGGCGGTCTAAGTGCCGCTGCAACAGGTGCATTGAGAGCTTTGCTTGACTCTGCCCACATCAACAACTTCCCAGGCTTGCTGAAGCTTAAGTCAGGAACAGGCGGTCAGACAGACCGTGTTGATCCAACAGAAGTGAAAGAGATTGAAGGTTCGTTTGGCCAAGATGACATCCGCAAGATGCTCATGCCAATGCCTTACAACCCACCAAGCGCAGTCCTGTTCCAGTTGCTTGGCTTCTTGGTTGATGCTAGCCAGAACGTGGTCCGCACAACGTTTGAAGACTTGGCTGACAGCAATGCCAACACACCAGTCGGCACAACCCTGGCTCGTATGGAACAAGGCATGGTTGTGTTCTCGGCGATTCATGCTCGCTTGCATGACTCCATGGGCCGTGTGCTGAAGCTGCTGTTCCGCCTGAACAAGACCTATTTGACCGAAGCCGAAGTCTACGACGAGACAGGCGAGTTGCTGGTCAAGCGCAGCGACTTCGATGGCCCGATGAATGTCGTGCCAGTCAGTGACCCCAACATCTTTAGTGAAGCGCAACGGTTTGCTCAAGTACAAGCCGTCATGCAGCGGGCCAAAGAGATGCCTCAGCTGTACGATCTCCGCAAGGTTGAGATCATGTTCCTTGAGCGCTTGAAGGTTCCTCAAGGTAAGGACCTGCTGCTGCCAGCACCTAAGCCATTGGAACTGAATGCTGTCAACGAGAACATCGCTGCAACAATGCGCAGACCAATCGTCGCGTTCCCTGAGCAAGATCACCTGGCCCACTTGCAGGTTCACCTTGACTTCCTGACCAATCCGATGTTCGGCAACAACAAGGCCATCGGTCCTGCATTCATTCCAGCCATGCTTGATCACATCAAGGAGCACATGGTCCTGTGGTATGCAACTCAGATCTACCTAGAAGCTTCAGACGCAGCTCAAGTTGACATTGGCGAGATCCAAAAAGATGCAACGATGGAAGAGAAGCAATCGCTTGACAAGCTGCTTGCAACAACCAGCCAGGTCGTGACCAAGCAAAGCCAGGAAGCCTTTGGTCAGATCCCGCAGATCATCGAGCAAGCTATTCAGACCTTGCAGCAGATGCAGCCGCCGCCCCCACAAGATCCTTCTGTTCAGATTGCTCAGCAGCAACTTCAGAACCAGCAGGCCAAGGATCAGGCAACGGCACAAACTCAGCAGGCCAAGCTTGCCCAAGATGCTCAGCTCAAACAAGCCGAGATCCAGGCTCGCAGCCAAGACACACAGGCTCAGATTCAAGCTCGCATCCAAGAGTTGCAGAACCAGCTTCAAATCGAGCAGCTGCGCCAACAAGCAGAAGACGAACGTACTCGCGCCCAGATCGAGGCTCGCTTGGAGATGAACGAGTCAGACAACCAAACAGCCAAGCAGCTTGCTGCCTTAGAGGTAGCAACAGGCGAAAAGTTTTCGGTGTCAACAGGCACCGGAATAAACCCCTCACCACGCAGATAAGGAGCAATCATGGTAGCAATCAGTTTACACAAACAGATGGCCATGGGTAAAGGTTACCCAAAAGCCAAGAAGATCGCTAGCGATCCTTCACCAACACCTGGCATGCCAGATGCTAATTACAAGACCGTGCCCAAGATGATGACTGAGAAGGTCACAGGCGAAGGCGGCGGCAATGGCGGCACAAACAGCCAACGCGGCAAAGGTCCTAACCAGATCTCTACCGTTATGGGTGGACGCCGTTAAGTGTTAGCAAAAATCATCACGACCATCCGAGCCGAGCAGCACGCACTGGCTATTGAAGCCATCAAGGTGCAAACAGCAGAAGGCAAGGACATCAGCTTTGAATATGGGAAACGTCAGGGCGTCTACGCTGGCCTTGACCGTGCCATCCAGCTGATTGAACGGATTCATCGTGATATTGAGAATGATAGTCGAGATCTTTAACCCCAGCATACGGAGAAGCGAATGCTACTTGAAACCCCCATGTCCTTCAACTACGCCTCATTGGACGAGGCCTTCCCAACCGTCGATTGCTGCCACGAGCCCTTGGGTTCACGAGTGATCGTCCAGGTCCGCAAAGCCAAGAATCAAACGGCTGGCGGTATCTACATCCCGGAAGAAGCAAGAAAGACAGAAGCCAGCAATACCCAGATCGCCAAAGTAGTGGCAATCGGCTCATTGGCTTACAAGAATCGAAACACTATGGAACCGTGGCCTGAAGGTTCCTGGTGTGAAGTTGGTGCCTACGTCCGTGCACCTAAATACGGCGGTGATCGTTGGACCGTAAGGTCCGGTGACGATGAGATCGAATTTGTGATGTTCAATGACCTAGACATTCTTGCCAAGGTTACTGGAGATCCGACAGCGATCAGAGCTTTTATCTAACTGCTGAAAGGAGCGGGAAATGGCCGGAGAAACAATGCTCATCGAAGAAGATGAGGACCAAAAAGGCGGTAAGTCTCAGGAAGTCGAGTTTGTCCCTGTAACCACCAAACAAGGTGAGGAACATGATGACGAAGACGATGACCACCCCGAGGATTCGCGTCTCTCAGAAGACAATGAGGACCGCGAAGAGATACGTCGCAAACGTCGCGAGGAGAAAGCAGATCGCGCAGCGCGTAGAAAGCAGGCAATTGAGCGGGATAAAACCGAGCTCAACTTCCTGAGGCAACGGAACGAGTCGCTTGAAAAGCGCATGTTCCAAGTCGAGAAGTCTGTTGTAGGGAATACGATCTCAACCATCGATGACCGTATTGCTGACACCTTTGCAGAAGTTAAGGCCGCAGAAAGAATCATGGCCCAGGCCATCGAAGCCGGTAACGGTGAAGATGCTGCCAAAGCCATGCGCATCCGCGACCAGGCCATGCAGAAGGTCCAGCAGCTACAGGTTCACAAGCACCAGCAGAACCAAGTCGCCCAGAACCTGCACCAGCAGTCTCAGGTGCCGGCTCCCCAGCCTGGTCCAGACCCCGAAGTCGCGGGCTTTGCCCAAGAATGGGTGTCCAAGAACAGCTGGTACGATCCGAACGCTGGTGACGAGGCATCGAAGATAGTTCTAGCGATAGATCAATCTCTTGTAGAATCAGGTTATAATCCAAAGACAGAGGCATATTGGCGCGAGCTAGACAAGCGAGTGGCCAAACGATTGCCAGACATCAAAGGAGGCGGTAACTATGACGACAGTCAAGACGACGATCGCCGCGGACAGCGTAGAGGTCCGCCCGTTGGTTCCAGCAGGGACCAGGCTCCCCAGTCTTCTCGCCGTGAAGTATACATCTCCCCCGAACGAAAGCAAGCTATGACTGATGCTGGAGTTTGGGATGACCCCGTCCTACGCCAACGCTACTTGAAACAGTACGCTAAGTGGGACCGTGAACACAATTCAACTCGCTGAAAGGAGTGAGAAAAATGACTGATGAACGATTAAAAAAATCCCCTGATCTTGTCCGCCAATCACGTGGAGCCACAGACCGCAATGTGACTGAAGAACGTGCTATTAGCGACGATGATCGTGTTGAGATGTTTAGATCTCAATTTTTCCAAGACGCATTGCCAGATCTACCAAAGATTCCTGGCTTTCACACATGCTGGTTGACCACTACTAACCCCCGAGATTCCATTCAACAGCGGATCCGGCTGGGTTATGAACCGATTAAAGCCGAAGACGTGCCTGGCTGGGAATATGTAACCATTAAGACAGGCGAATGGCAAGGGTTTATTGGTGTCAACGAGATGCTCGCCTTCAAGTTGCCGTTATCTCTCTACAAGCGATTCATGCACGAAGCACACCACGATGCTCCAGCACGCGAAGATGAGAAACTGACAGCAGTTTTGGACGGCATCAAGGAAGCTGCAGCAGCTGCAGGCGGGCGTGTGATTGAAGGTGATGGTATTGCGGCATTGCGCGAAAATCCTGGTCGATCTAAATTTGAAGAGATCGACTAGTCCATAACTTTCTCAATGAGGAAAAGCAAACATGTCTACTTCTAGCACACCGTTTGGCTTCCAGCCCGTTTACCACGCAAGTGGTTTCGTGCGTCCGGCAGCCTTTACGTTGGCGAACAACGCGGCAGTGACCTTGTTGCAATATCAGCCTGTGAAGATAAATACTTCCACTGGTGTTGTGACTCCGGCCGCTGCTGGCGATGCTTTCGTCGGCACTTTCATGGGTGTTGAATTCACCGACAGCGATGGCCGTCGTCGTGTATCCAACAAGTTCATTGCGAACACCCCTGCAACTGATGTGACCGCGTACATCACGCGTGATCCTGCTATCGTTTATCAGATCCAAGCAAATGGCTCTGTGAACATTAGCAACATCGGCAACCAATATGACTTTGGTTCGATCACCTCCGGTTCTACCGTGGTTGGTCTTAGCACTGCTACATTGGATACCGCTTCAGTTGTAGCTTCAGGTGGCACTGCCCAAATGCGCGTGATCGGTATCACACCCGGTCCCGATAATGCATGGGGTGATGCTTATACGATTGTCCAAGTTCAGATCTCTGAGCATCAGGACGTTGCAACCATCAACGCTTACTAAGGAGCTAAAAAATGGCTGTCCCAATGCGCAGTACGGACTTTAGGTCCATCGTTGAGCCAATTCTGAACGAAGAGTTCGATGGCTTGTATAACCAGCGCGCCGATGAGTGGAAACAAGTTTTCACTGAGCGCAACGGTATTCCCCGTAACTACCACGAAGAACCCGTCTTGTACGGTTTCGGAGCGGCTCCTGAGTTGCCTGACGGCATGCCAGTGACCTACCAATCTGGTGGTGTCCTGTTCAATGCTCGTTACGTCTACAAGGTCTATGGTTTGGCTTTTGCCTTGACCAAGGTCCTCGTAGAAGACGGCGACCACATTTCGATCGGCCAGACTTACGCCAAACACTTGGCACAGTCCTTGATCGAAACAAAAGAAACCTTGTGTGCCAACATCCTGAACCGCGCTTTCAATAGCTCGTACACGGGTGGTGATGGCGTGTCGTTGGTTAACTCCGCACACCCTATCGCTTCTGGTAACGCAAGCAACGTGTTGACTACTGCAGCCAACTTGTCGCAAACATCTCTTGAGCAGATGCTCGTCCAGATCCGCAACGCCATTGACAACAATGGTAAGCGTATCCGTTTGACTCCTACCAAGTTGGTGTTGAGCCCTAGCAACGTGTTCCAAGGTGAAGTGCTGTTGAAATCTGTCCTGCGTGCAGGTACTGGTAACAACGACATCAACCCGATCAACTCGATGGGCATGATCGACGGCGGCCAAGCTAACTTGTCACGTTTGACTTCAACTACCGCTTGGTGGGTGCAGACAGACGCTAAAGTCGGCTTGCAGTTGATGATGCGTCGTAAGCTTGAAAAGAGCATGGAAGGTGATTTCGAAACCGACTCTA